AAAAAATATATAAAATGGCAAGAAAAATAGATCCAGAATCAGTTTCAAGTAAGGTGGCTGATTTGACATTAGGAGAAAGTATTAGATTAGATAACCCATACACATCAGTTATGGTTATGGTTTCAAATCTTAAAAAGAAAAAAGGACATGAAAGTAAAATGTTTAAAATTAAATTTATTGATGAAAAAACAATTGTAACAAGATCAAAATAAGTATTATGCACATCCAAACCGTTAACTACACTAGAACATTTAATTTAGGCAATTACTCGTCTGAAAAAATTGGCGTTGAATTTTCTCTTAATCAAGGTGAGTCTGCAAACAAAGCTCTTGATATTGCAAGAGAGTTGGTAGAAGAGTATCACAAACAAAATGTAGAAAGATTAAAAAGCTTAGGGTATTATCATGATGAAGTTATTGAAGTAATTCCTACTCAGTCAAAACAAACATTAGCCGAAAAGACAAAATCATTTATTGATTCTTGCAAAACAAAAGAGGAATTAAAAGCTTGGGAGTTAATGAGTAAAAGCAATCCTGAACTATTAGAACATTATAACAAAAAACTAAACACACTTTAATGAACTGGAACGAAACACTAATCAGAGCAAGCTCTGTCGGTTATTTAATGACCGAACCTGTAACTAAAGCTGACAAAGAAGCTGGATTGCTTTCTAAAACTGCACAAAAACATTTACTTGAAGTTTATGTTGCCGAAAAGTATGGCAGAAAAAAAGACATTAGCACAAAGCAAATGCGTAAGGGGAATGAAGTTGAAGATGAAGCGATTAAATTTTTATGCAATTACAAATGGTTGGATGAAAATAAATATGAAAAAAACACAGAAAGATATTCAAATGATTTTATAGCTGGCACCCCGGATGTAATTGCTGTTGATGCTGATGGTATTGATATATATGATGTAAAGTCAAGTTATGATTTATGGACTTTTACAGGAAATATACTTGATAAAATTGATAATTTATATTACTGGCAAATGCAATCTTATATGTGGCTAACCGGAGCAAAAAGGGCATATGTTGTTTTTTGTTTATTAGATACTCCGTTTGGAATTATTGAGCAAGAAAAAAAATCATTGCTTTATAAGATGAATGTAATTTCAGAAGAAAGCCCAGAATATGTAAAAGAAGCATTGAAACTTGAATTTAATATGACATTTGCAGACATTCCTGCTAATGAAAGAATATTGTTTTTCTCTATTGAGAGAAGTGAAGATGATATTTTACGCATACAACACAAAGTAGAAAAAGCAAGAGAATATTTACATACAATCCAAGAATTACATACAAACTTTAATAAATGAGTGCTAATATCATAAGTGCTATCCAAAATCTAAAAATGGCGCAAGAGCAATTTGAGGATTTTTGTAGACAATTTCCTGATACTAAAGGTGAAAAATTATTTAAGGTTTATGTAGGTAAAATTAATTGGATGTTTAATGATATTGTAACTCATCCATTTTTAACTGATCAAGTAAGATCTGGCATAAAAAAAGAAATAAATAGTGATATATTTGCTATACCTGCCATCCAAGAAAAAATTGCATTGTTAAATCCAGAACAAAGAGAGATGATTGAGGCAACTTTAGATGCAATGATTGATGGAGAGGAAGTAAAAATAGTAGATATAAAACATTTAAATGATGGAGGTTAGTGTTGTATATGAAGTAGCTGAAATAGTTTGTGATGCATGTTTAAATTATCATGTAGCAGTTATAGAAACTGATATGATTAAATGGTTTGATGAAAGTATTGAAGTAAGATATTTAGAAGAAATACAATGTCCGCATTGTGAAAAAATGACAAAAATAAAAAGATAATTATGGCAAAGAAAAAAACAGAAATTCCAAAAGAAATACAAGTTTATACAGAAGGATGTGATTTTTGTATGCAATTTGATTATGATGAACCTCATGTAGTAGGCGCAAGTCCTGATGGTGATGGTGGATTAGAAATAGTATTAAAAGCATACCAAGATGCTGGCATTACTTTCGTATGCCCAAATACTGGTAAAAAACTTAGATTGTTTTCACGACCATTATCGGATGCGGGTAGAAAAATATTAGAAGATCAAACACCACAAGAAAAATAACATAAAATAATTTATATTTTACTTTAAACCATAAAAGTAAATTATGATTTTTTATGTGCGTTAGCAAACTTACGAGCTGCTTCAACACTACCAAATCCCCAAGCTTTAAGTGCTAATGCCTTACGAGTAGGTTCGCCATTTGGTTTTTTCATAGCACCCGTTATACCAGAAAAACGAGCTGCAAACGAAACCCTACGAGGGTTAGTACCTTCTTTAACAGGAGCTTTTAAATTGCCGCCTGTTTCTGCATTGTAAGATGCACGACCTTTGGCATTTAAGCCACCTTCAGGGTTTTTACCCTCTTTTCTTTGCCAAGCTCCAGACATAAGTTACTTTTTTTCTTGTGCTTTAATCTTTTTTTCTTGTTTTAACATTTCAGGTGTTGGTTTTTTACCAGAACCAGCAGCTGCACGAATGTTATCCCATAAACCTCTGCGAGAATAAGAGCCATCTGCTCTTTTCATCATTTTTAATTTACTTTTCATACGCTAATTTACAACTTTATTTTTATTTTCAGACTTCCAAATAGCTAAATCTATTCCAGTTAATCCTTTAGGAGGTTCCGCTTTGCCATTTTGGGGCTTTATTTCGGTCTTTTGTGCTTTTTTTGGATATTCTATCGGCTTAATTGGTAAAACCTCCTCTACGGGCTTTATTTTGCCATAATTATCCATTAAATAATTCACTACTTGCTGAACAGATGTCAAATTTTGCTCTTTTTGAATCATATCCAACTTATATAAGTCAAATCTAACTCCAATTGGTTTACTTTTTGCCATAATTTTAATTGTAGCTACAAAGTTAAGTTAATTATTCCAAATGTAGCTACAAAATATGGCTTATTTTACCTCAATGTAGCTACAAATCCCCCCCCACCAAGCAAAGAACAAAAAGAAAGCAACCCACCACCACAACCAACCGCGAAGGAATTGCAAGAACCAACCAACAGCCCACAGCCCAACCACAAAAACCACAGCCACAAAGGAAAAGGACTAACCGCAACCCAATGCAAAAACGGGGTACCCAGTGCAAGAAAACCGAAACCCCAAAAAATAAACGGATAGCCCGGAGCGGGGTGGACCTTTGAGTAAGTGTTGATGCAGAAGTTGTGTGCTTATAGTTGAAAGAATTTTTGGTGGTACCAGTGGAAAATATTTTGTATATTTGTTTTAAATTTTTCCAGATGCCTGATGAAGTAAAAAAGAAAGTCCCTTCAAAGATATTGGCTATGAAAGCTAATGTTGAAATTAAGAAAGACAATACTTCTGTTAAGAAGCCAAATGTTGGCGTTGCTGAAAAAATAGATTACACATATCTTAGCCCTTATGGAGAAAAATCTGCTAAAGATTCTGCTGATTATAAAAGAGGCTTTGCACGAGCAATGAGTTCGGTGTCAAAAAAAGAGAAAGACATATTCGGTTACAAATATGAAAAGGGACGTACATGGGAGGGTTTTAACGATAATTACAATGCTGGATTTTCAGAAGGCAAAGACAAAACTTTAGACAGAAAAAATAAAAAATAACACATGGCTTTATCTTCAATGAAAACTGGCGTGTCAAAATCAAAAACCGAAATGGTACAAAAAACCGTTGATGGTAAAAAAACTACCGGTACATTAACACAAGCTATACAAGATGACGATTTAAAGGCATCATACTATTCTAAAACCAAAGAAAAGAATGGTGATCAAAAAGTCAAAACATACACTAAGATAGAAACAGAAGAAGGGCCAGAATACTCAATGAAAAAGAACTACAAGCCATTACTTAGTGGCAAGTACAAAGAAGTAGATAGAGAAATATCTGCAAGAAGAGGCGAAAGAAAGATGGACGCAATGAAAAAATTCATGAAATAAAAATATCAAAATGCAAGACCCAAAAGACAAAAAAGCAATCATGGCTGACGCATACTCAGATAAGCGCGTAAATGAGCTAAAAAAGGCAACAAACACCCCATATCAAATGGAAATGGCGTCAAAGAAATTAGGATCAATGAAAAAGAAAAGTTTCCCAGATTTAAACAAAGACGGTAAAGTAACAAAAGCTGACGTCTTAAAAGGTCGCGGAGTTATAAAGTAGTTTAGTTGGTTATTATGTTTTCGTTTAGAAGCCTCCCTTAAAAAAGGAGGTTTTTTATTTCTGTACAAAATTATGTACATTTTTGGTAAATGTTACAATATGATGTATATTGCATCAAACTGCATCACATGAAAAAAAGAATTACAATTAGCCTTTCAGAAGAAAGTTACATTAAACTACAACTTCTAGCCAAAAAGAAAAAATGGTCATTAAGCAAAACAGTAGAGGACATTTTAGAAAGACAGATGGCAAAACAAAAACCAACAGTTCAATACGTAGGAGGGGTAGGTTATGAAAAAGGTAATCCTTAACATAACACCTCAAACTCATGTTAGGGCAACTCAAGGTGATTCAATATTTTTCAGGATACCTAGAGAGAAATTACGCCCAGCTGGTTTAAGCAGATTGATGAGATTAGAAAAGTACAATAAGTACAAAGTGGATCTATGCGCAGAAGCCAAATCAAAAAGATTCGTCCTTCCCCCAGTTGGCGCTTCCATAACTTTCTTTATTCCGGTACCACCCTCTTGGTCTAAGAAAAAAAAGAAATTACATCATGGCAGATTCCACCAGTCCAAACCAGACATAGACAACTTGCAAAAAGCTTTATTAGATTCCCTGATGGCAGAAGATAAACAGATAGCTCACTTGGAAGTCCAAAAAAGATGGGTTGACTTTGAAGTAGGGTGGATAGAGATCTCTTACAAAGAATACGAGGAGGTACTTGACTTACCCTCCCCCAAATAAGACTCTCGCCAAAGACTCCGCGTTTGTGAGTATTATATACGCATATCGCGCAATCCTTAAATTATTTA